ATTCGTCAGCTTACGCTGATGTTCGGAAAGATTCTTCTCCCTTGCAGTGATGCAAGAGAAAGTGCGGCCATTGATGGATTCATCAAGTGTGAGCAGTCAGTTAAAGAAACGGACGCTCGTCTCCGACCTTCAGAAATGGAGGCCTTTGCACGAACGTCTCGTTTGCTTTGGGCGGACCTCTTTGCATCGGTTGATAATGCCGTTGCAAACTATGAGGTTGTACCGAAGCACGGACCCGGGGCCACCGCTGATAGACTTAAGGGTAACCAAAAGTTTAATCAGACCGAGTGGACCTCAAGGCTTGAAGAAGTGTTCCCAGCGGGTAAGTTTTTACTTCCTAATTGGAAATACTTCGATGACCTTAACCGTATTAACTGGCTCGAACCCGGACAAGAGCGACCTGTAAAGGTTACTCTAGTTCCTAAAACGCTCAAAACACCTCGAATTATTGCCATAGAGCCGACTGCCATGCAGTATGCACAGCAAGGGCTCTTGGAACAATTCGAGAAAGCGGTTAGTGTGCATGACAACGCACGCCACTTTATCCAATGGAAGAGCAATATCCCTAATCAGGAGCTTGCTCGACTCGGATCCCTTTACGGGGACCTGGCGACACTCGATTTGAGTGAAGCATCGGACCGTGTTTCGAATCAGCTCGTCAGAAAGATGTTCGAAAACCACCCTCACCTTGGTGAGGCGGTTGACGCATGTCGATCTAGAAGTGCTGTTATTCCTCCCAAGTACGGAAATAAAATCATCCGTCTTGCGAAGTTTGCGTCTATGGGTTCAGCTCTTTGCTTTCCTATAGAGTCACTTGTCTTTATGACAGTGATATTCTGTGGGATTGAAAAAGAGCTCAAGAGGCCACTGACCCGACAGGACATTCAGTCCTTTAGGGGCCAGGTGCGCACGTACGGAGACGATATTATCGTTCCCGTACGTTTTGTGCGTTCTGTCGTTAGCGAACTTGAACTTTTCGGGTTCAAAGTAAATGCTAACAAGTCTTTCTGGAGTGGTTATTTCCGAG